ACTCTGGAAACTCAATCAGGGTATTAGCTATGAATTTCAGACAGATGAAGCAGAAGCATATCAGAAAACGGTTCCGAGTGGTGCGAAGGTGGCGAATATCAAAAGTATCGGAGGCAAGACAATTGTTTGGAATCAGTTGAATTTAAATAACGAGAAATCTATTACGAAAAATGGTATTTCTTTTATAAACAATAAGGATGGTTCGTGGACAATAAATGGAACTTGCAGTGTATCTGACGATAATGGAATTAATACACTCATATATTTATTTTCAACAGAATATGTATCAGGTCATAAATATTTAGTTAAATCCGATAAATATTCTGATGGAAATTATGGTTTTGCAATTAGCGGCAAGTCTTACCCACTAAAAAAAGCAATAATTATTAATTACGCTTTTAATCCAATAATATTTGTAAAAGACAAAGTAACCGTGGATAATGTTACGATGCGAATGAATATTTTTGACCTCACACAAATGTTTGGCTCTGGAAACGAACCAACCATCGAAGAATTTGAAGCTATGTTTCCAGCAGATTATTATCCGTACAATGCAGGAGAACTGATGAGCGCACCTGTGAATGAAGTTATATATTTAGATACCAAAAATCAAGAAACATCATATCCAATTCCACAAGCCATTCTTGACCTAGACGGTTATGGAGATGGAGTGACGGATAATGTGTACAATTACGTAGACTGGGAGAATAAGAAGTATCACAAGAGAGTCAGCAAGGTGGATTTGGGGACTGTGAACATGAATCTTATTGAATCAGGATTCTTTTTTGCCGAGTTGAAAAACGCTAAACCTGATACACAAAATGCTATATGTAATAAATATAAATATGGTTCAAGCCAGAGTACAAGTGAACTGACACAAGGTTCTTTTGTAATCGGGAATGGCTCATATCTGTACATAAAAGATACTAATTATACAGATTCTGAAACATTTAATCAATCATTGTCCGGCGTCATGCTCTATTATGAACTTGCCGAAGAACAAATCACTGACATCTCCGACCTTATCGGTGACACCTTACAGGAGCCTATCGAGGTAGAAGCTGGTGGTTCACTGACATTCCAGAATATCCATGGCGCAAATTACAGAGTTCCCGTGCCTAGCACCGTTGAGTACACAGTCAAGTTATCGGAGGTGGCAAAATGACTGAAATGCAGAAGAAAATGATGGAGAAACTTGGTCTGGCTGAATCAGACTTTGAGAAAAAAGAAACGGTGGTAAGCAATGAAGAACGTATCAATGACCTTGAGATTGCTGTCTGCGAACTGCTTGAAACACTTGGAAATGCTGAATAAGAAAAGGAGAAATAAAATGATGGCAAAAGTTTATTTTAACAGATTGATTGTAGGAACTATTACATATGATGCAATTCCTGAGAAATATCAGGACAAAGTAAGGGAATATGGTATCGAGTATGTGAAAAAAGGAAAACTTCCTGTAGAAGAATATGAAATGCTGTATAAAGAGGAATATCCAGAGGGTAAGTAATTAACTAAAGAGGGCTTTAATTAACCATCAAAAGGGCCAAAACATGTACCACGACTTTTATCGAAAGAGGTGATATATTATACTTAGTCCAGAATATTTACGCCGGATAACAGAGGGCAGCGAACAAATTGCCGAAGAACTGCATCAGTATATCATCTCTGAGATCGTGTCGAGGATGATGGCAAGAATCGGCAGAGGTGAGGACTATATTCTAACCAATGCCGATGCGTGGAGAATCAGAACACTACAAGAATCCGGTGAGCTGCTAGAGGACATTCTGGCAGAATTATCCCAATACACCAAACGCGAACAGCAGGAGCTTCTTGAAGCGTTTGAAGATGCCGGTATCACTGCGATGAACTACGATGATAAGATTTACAAGGTGGCAGGATTAAGCCCTGTAC